CCATCTAAACCGTTACAGGTAAACCATAAATCTCCATCAGTTGAAGGATTACCAATTTGAACAGCCCATCCTGAACCTTCTGACCAATCAGTACGAGAACCAATAATAAAACTATTAAAAGCACCTGTTTGACTACTTCTCATCCAAAATACTAAAGTGAAATCGCCTGTTCCAAAATCCCAATCCGGACTATCCGCGGCAGTTAAATATTGAGAACTCCCATTAAATTCTGCACCAAAATTATTCTTACCCGCGGCTCTTGTTACTCCATTAATGTTTGTTAACGTATGACCGTTACCTGTGTCGTCAGTAAGTAAATTTTTATCGAAAGACCAAAGTGCTTTTGTATTATTTTCATAAAATGATCCAACTCCTGAATTGTAAAGAGCAGTTACTTCTGGTTGAGTCATGCCGCGACCTTTCCATATGGCTATTTCATCAAAACCACCTTTAAGCAGTTGATTTCCTCCGGTATACGCACCAATCTCAAAGCCACCCCCTGTTAGATTGTTGGCGAATGAACTCGATGCTTTTTCAACTGCATTGACGTAGCATTTCATAACGCCTGATATTCTGGAGTAAATAATATGGGTCCAAGTGTTGGCATCTATCCCGAAATTTGTTCTTGTATAGTATCCATCGGCATAACAGTAGGGCTCTCTGGTTGCTTCAAAACCAAAGTTTGGTGTAGTAGCCCCTCCGCCCCATCCAATCATTTGAATATTATCGTCTGCTGTTGAATCAATATATACCCATCCACCAAGAGTAAAATCACCAGTTCCGAATGTAAAATCGGCATCATGGGCAATCGATAAATACTGATTAGTTCCATTTAATGTAAAAGCATTATTATACTTACCTGCTGTAAAAGTTACGGAATTGTTATTAGTCAAAGTATGGCCATTGATTTCATCCGTCAAGTCCTCAGCTTTCCAATAAGCTTTAAGATAAGAATTTAAAGGTGCTAAAGTTGATTCATTTGCAGACCATATTTTTCCGTAAGCATTATACATATCATTAGTCCACCCTCTATTATATTGAATTGGAAGAGTTCCCGGAGAAGTACCAAGTGCACCATATTTTGCCATAAAACGGCCGTTGTTTGTTAATATTTTCATTTATTTTTCCTTATTAATTACCAAGTACCAGTTACTGGATATTTAATCCATGTGTCGGTTGCCACACATACATACATTACGTCCGAATCATAGTATTTCTGATTCTGAATACCAGGATAAGTAGTGCCAGATGGAACAGCACTTCTGTAAAGTATTGATTGAGAAATAGCATCAAAATGGGCACAAAGAGTATTATCGGTTGGTGTATAACCACTAGGTGTTAATACCAATTCTAATGTATCACCATAACTCCAGTCTCCACTTAAATCACTTATGTTGGAAGTGTTGATTGATATATTTCCACTCACTCCACCTACTATATTTAATGAATCAGCTACACCGTCAAACTGGCCACTTACATTTCCTGTTGTTTCAGTATACCCAATAGTAGGAGAATAAGCAACATTAACTGTATCAATAGAAATCAAATCACCACTGATATTAACAATGGCTGATGTATTAACATCTACCTGTGCACTTACTGTTTGAATACTGCTTGTGTTTAAATCAACAGATGCACTTAACTCGGTTAAATCTGTTGTCAATTCACTGAATAAAAATTTCCATAAACAGTTTTTATCATTACCATGTAATGTTCCCGAATCATCAACTGTGACTGAAATTGAAAAAGAATCATTAATTCCAGTATTATCACTAATACCAATAATGTTAAATACGATATTACTTGAAAAATTATCTAATTGCTGAATATAAATTTTATCATCAAGATTTAATGAATTCATTACCGTGGACATGTCTGTTCCAGAATTAGTGTATCTATTCACATAAAGTGTACTAATACTTCCGGGTGTGGAACTATTATAATGAAAATAATTTGCTGAAGTTGCTGGATTTGCTGATGTTTGTGTACAGAATTTCCAATTGAATTCTAATGTACCTGCAATTTCTGGAATAGCACCACTAACAATTTGAATGTCTGATGTATTATCATCAATAGCTGAACTCAATGATGAAACGTCTGCAGACTCATCCCATTGGCCACTATTACCCAAAACGGTGCTATATGTGTTCTGCCAGTTCGATGACGCGGACTCCACATTAGATATTAAAGATGTATTTGTATCGACTTGGGAACTTACTGTCTGAATGTCACTCGCATTGGTTGATGTGTTTGCACTCACTCCACCTAATGTGGATATATCTGAAGTATTTGTATCAACTTTGCCACTTAATTCATCTAGGGAAGCATCATTGTAACCAGTAATACTACCGGCTATTGCATCACCATTTACTAATAAATCTGTGCCATCGGTTGAAAGTATTACATCTCCGAGATAAAGTGAACCACTGGATAAATATGCATCTCTGAAAGGATTTGTGGCAGAACCTAAGTCATAGGCTGAAGGTGAGTCTGGGATAAGATTTCCTGCAATATCAGATGAACCTGATAATGGAATGAAACCTGTTGTGTTACATTCACTACTCCATGAACCAGAATTAGCTGAGACGGTAGTGTATGTGGATTGCCAATCGGCACTACTAGATGAGACTGTAGATTCCAGGTTAGAAATATTAGAAACTGCAGATAACTCGGTAGTTGTTACATGATGTTTTCTATCATTGTCAATCTCAGTTACGGTATTATGAACTATATTTTTTGGCGCCATATTAAAAATCCTCTATAATGTTTTTATTATTTATAAAGGATTACGCTGTTTTTAGTCCGTTTTTAAGTTTCTAATGAGTAATATAAGTAGTATTGGGAGAGATAGTGGCCAAATCAGGCTCAATACTAATCCTAGGCCTCCAGCCTCCCTCATAGTATTGGCACCGTGTGTGGTAAGTTCTTTTTTATGGCTGTGCCATACCCAAAGGGAGATAACTACTCCCATTATAATACCAGTTAAGTAGGCAATTAAGAACATTTAAATCCCTGTGTAAAATTGCCTATTGTTATACTCATCCCGCCGTTCGGAACCCCAGTGGTCAACCAGAGTCATAAACCCTACCACTCTGAGATACTTCTTAACAGGAGCGTTATGACACTCACTTACTTGTGTGGTTTTATCACCGATTACTACCTTGCCACAACTTGTACATTGTATAAAGTTATAATTGATACTGAAATAAACCACTCCACTCTTGGCTATAAATGAGATTAATTTCTTGGTCTGATTCGCTGTAACCTGCTCTTCAAGGTTTAGATGGAGAATACTTCCACCCCCACACTCTTTATCATATTTACCTTGAGCTAAGATTCTATCTTCCATTGATGCATTTTTAACCAAAGGAATATATTGATTACTGTATAATTCGTATTTAGCTTCATCGAATTGTAGTCGGTCTTTCTTAGCAAGATTACTCGCCGCAGATTCACCGGGAACTTGTTCAACATTACGGATTTTACCATCTTGTTTTGAACGTTTATCATTGAGTCTATTAATTATATCAAGTATCTCTTTAGCTCGTTCTGAACCTATATCATCAAGTATATCATAACCTAGTAACTCAATACACTCATTCATACCTATGAATCCTATTGTGCTGAATTGTTTGTCCAGGTTCATATAACCATACTTGTATAGTAACAGTCGATTATCATCAATGAGTGATTGGATAGTCTCCCTATGTATGTCCAGTATGTCCTGAGACATCACTATTCTATATTCTAATTGTTTCTTGAAATCTTCCCAGTCTTCGGCACAATATGCCATTTGGGGTAAATTAAGACATACCACCCTGTGACTCCCTATGTTGAGTCCTCCACTACCAAATGAATTTATGTACTCACGATTAGCTTCTTCTATATTATTGCGTAGGCGACAACAGGACGATAAGGATGCAGTACTTGAATCAACATAGAAGTTAAACAACCCCGTCTCGGAATTAACTTCACTGACATAATCTAAAAATTCTTCATCTTTGACATTACCATCTTCATCGGTTAAAATAGCAGCAGTTATTACAGGAAACGTATATGGATTATCTTTTAAGTTTCTAACCATTTCATTGACAAAAAGTTTCTGCATTCTATCAACATTCTCTATGTTAGGTTTGCTGAAGTCGGGATTAACATGATTCTCAAATAGACTTTCCAACCAATGTTTATCGAATATGGATAAGTTAGTGAATGGACTCTGGTTACTTCTCCAACTGAAATTCACTGAGAATATCCAGTTTTGAAATAATTGATTAACCTTGTCTACAATAGTTTCATCCTCATGCCAGTTTTCGCCGAAGTCTTTCCGTATGAAATAATCTGCATAGATAAAGAAATCGGGTAGTGCAACTGCACCGGCAATCTGATTAGATATGTAACAAATATACTGTAGTGAAAGGTTGATGAATGAATCAAAATGTTTTACTGGACCTATCTTGATTTTGTCATAGAATGGCATACCCTTTTCAACTAAAGGTTGTAATGATGAAGCCCAACAATATGGACGTAGCCAGAAATGGAAGTCATGAATTCTTATGGCACCACGAAGCTCGAATTCTATAATTTTATTAGCACGTTTGATACCATGTTTATTCAATGCGGATTTCCACAGGAGATACATGGAGTTTAATTTTTTGATAGGTTTTTGAGACTCAGCCTCCCAACTTAATACCGATTGGTCTGATACATTAGCATTACCATCTATGGTTCTATCTGCCATGTTACCACCATTGGTATTAAAAAACTTCTTACTATATCTGTTTATATCTAAATCTTTATCGCCGATTCCTGCCAACTCAAACATTTCTTCTCCCAACGACTTTCTTAATTTTTCCATTAATATAATAAATCTTTGGTCGAAACTGTGGTGTACTAGCATATGCTACTTCTCCATTATGGTTTTAAATTCTTCATATGATACTTGTTGCCAACCTTCTGCACCTTTGAGTAAGATTCGCTGGTTAGTATCCTTTTCTTGGATTGTCGTACCCATCCAGGGGCCATCGACAATGATGTTGACGTATTCTCTTACGTCTTGTGTAATGTTTTCTAAAAGTTCACCCGTATAAAGGCAATTGAGTAGGCTGGGATTGTATTCATATAAGTCTTTACATATATTAATCAATGATGGTTGTTGATACATTGCATCACCACCCAACCAACATATGCCGTCCACTAGTCCTTCACACTTTATAAGTTTGTCTATTAACACATCTGAGGTCAGTTTAATTCTACCTGGGAAGTTGAAATCTTTGTATATTTCATTTGAACAACCTTCACACTCTCTTTTACAACCTACGGGATATATATTAATCGTTACTTTATTATAAACTTCTATAAATCCTATAGATAACTGAGTTGTGTACATTAAACTACCTTCATATTTGATGTTAATTAACTTTTGGTTGGTTTTCTATGTTTATTTATAGACTTTTTGGTTGATTTTGGATTAGGTTTCTTAGTCGATTCAGCTTTCTTTTTCTTGCTATTAACCTTTTTAATGTGAGCATTTCGTAGTTCAATTCTTTTACAAATCTGTTTATCTGATATCCAAAAATCAGCTCCGTTGAATAATTGTTCAAGTTCTGCTGGTGTTAGGAATCCCTCATAGATTTCACCTACATAGTTTCTCCAATGGTCATCCTGAAATTGTGCTTGTGATTTAATCTCATGGCCTTTGCCGAATATTCCACAAGTAAAATAATGACATAACGTATAACTTCCTGGCATTACAACAAATACGTCTCCTGCTAGGAATATCATTGACGCTCCGGACGAAGCTTCACCATCTATAATAGTAGTTACTGTGGCTTCTGAATTTTTTATCTCGTTTATCATCTGTATAGTAACATTGATGTTACCACCGGGACAATTGATGTGGATATATACATCATCTTGTTCTTCTGCGTTTCTTAATACATCAAACATTTCATAATAACTCGACACCGAATTTAACTCATCTGAGATATAAACATGATAATCTTGCTTGATATATGTTCTCTTGCTCACACTGCAGTAGTCATTTCTGTCAGGTGTGGATTTTTTAGTAAAATTTTCCATATTGTTTCCTTTTTCTTACATGTTATAATATACTACATTATAACAACTTCTTATCTATCACTGAAGGATTCCTTACGATTTTTTGGTATATTCTTGATATGCTGGCGATAAAATGCGGTGAATCTAGCAGTTTGTTCTAACTCACTCAAAGGAGTATATCCGCAAACGATATAATCATCCAGAGACACCATACGGAATTCATTTTTCAAGATGTCCCACACGATTAACAATCCACGGGAACGATACCACTGTTTTCCTCGGCGAGTCTTCGGTTTCTTCCATTTATAGAGTCTTCTGACTAGAGGTGAGGAGATGTAGGCCCAATTTGATGTGCATAACATATGTCTAGTCCATTTCATGTGTCCCGTTTTACGGTTCTTTTTGTGCCATGGTGGTTTTATCCTTCTAGAAAATGTGAGTTCGACAACATTAGTGGCAAAGATTGATTCTAAGCTCTTACGTGGTATATTGGTCTTCTTGGGAACTTTATGTTCTTTTAAGATAAGTGGACTTCTACGCATAATTAATGTTTTCCTTCTGTTAGTATTTATAATAAAACTTTATCTTTATGGCTTTTATATACATTACTGACTATAAATAATAACATGAACAGATACTATAGTAAAAAATTTGATAAACTTAATGAGAAAAAGGCCAAGGAATTTCCTGAGTTGACACCTGAGTTCAAACCCGAACTACTCTTACCTAGTGATAAATCTGATAGAAAACTATTCCTTAGAGGGAAAAAGAATAAGTTCTCTAATGCACAGCTCAGAGCTTTGACCAAGAATAATGTGATAGAAGTTGTTTTCTCCAGAAGAATCTGGCCCATTAAGTTTGCTGGTCCCGGACAGAAAGTTCCTGTTAGACGAATGTTGGCCACTGCTGATTGGAGTTGGGTAGCTAAGAATAAGCAATTGACTAAATGGGTACCACCCAAAGGTATCAGACCTAGGCCGGCTTCATATTATAAGAAACATAACATGGTTATCATCTGGGACCTTATCAGGAGAAATTGGAGAATGATATCACTGGACAAATATGAGATTGTCAATATCCACCCTATAAAATCCACGCAAGAGAAAACCACATTTCTTAAAAGATATAAAAATCTTCTCAAAAAATATGGTTTCAAAAAATTAATTAAAATGTTTAACAAGTAATCATTTCAAATCCTCTATATGTTCATTTAGTATTTCAACAAAAGAATCCATAGACTCTGTAACAATCTTAAAATCTCTCTTGTCCGGAAACCTTATATTAAACCAATAATCATCAGTATCTTTTTTGTGACACTCACATGCAATGTTGTGTAAACCGGGGTTTATAACAACTATCCATGATAGATTCTTGAAGTTCTCGGAGAGTTCTTTAGCTTGTTCACATATCTGAATCGGATTTGTACACTTGAAACCGGCTAGTCTCAAGCGTCTTCTGAAATATCCAAGAGTGTATAATCTGTTTTTTCTCATATGTTAATCTGATATGGTTATTCTGTGAATTTTCTCAATTCGTTCCAGTGCACCTTTTTCTATTGGTACTAATTTATATTCATATTCGTCTGTGCCGACAAACAAGATTCCACCACGTATCAAATCATTCTGAATTACTTTGACTTTTTTATTAGCGACCATCTTACCAAATTTTTTTGTTATATTAACATATTCTGCATTGTAAGGATTTTTTATCATTTGGGTGATACTTGCTTTATCTTTCATAAGATATACATCCACCTCTTTGGACTCAACGCTGGGTTGAATCTGACAAGCCATAATAAACCAAAAGACCAGTGCCACACCTGCACCAAATATCCATTTGGCAGCAATTTTGTCACCATCATCGAATGCACTAAAGTACCAAACTGGTCCAAGGATTACCCCTGCGGTTATCAACATAAATAAAATAACACTTGGCATCTTAGTTCTCCTCAATGACCATATCATGGCCAATACGATTAGATAATGTTCTATTCTCTAATTCTTTTAAATTCATTTTTGTATCACACTTTCTACATTCAGCGTATCCCTCAGACACTATAAAGTCCACTAGATTACTTCCACACTCAACACAGATTGTTTCTTTATATTCATTTCCTTCTAACATTGTTCTTCCTTCATTTTTTTAACCATTTCTTTCCAACGGTCGGGTTCTTCTTTTTCAACACGAATCATTTCTACCATGGCATCTTCCATAAGTTTCTGAACAAACTCATCATGACTTAGTTCACCTTGAACTTCCTCGTATTGTTCCTTTAATCGTATGTACTCAGGACTGGTTACATTGGCTTCTACCTCAAATGTTCCGTCCTCGTTTTCATTGACTACATCTATAATTTTGTTACACATTTTATTTCCTTTGTATATTAAAGTGGAGCGAATTCGATAATCTTAACCTTTTCACATCGGTTACAAATTTTCCTACTTCGCCAGATTGAAAAGTATTTTAAATCCCAATACCAATCATGTTTAAATAAACACTTTAATCTCTTTAACATTTTATCCTTTTAGAATTGCTGCTATCATGTGTAACTTACTGTACACACCAGAATCCTCATTTTTAACTTCACTGTCTACTTGTAATACATTTTTATCAGTAAGTGTTACCTTAATGTTCTCTGAATCCAGTATTCCGAAAGACTTGAAGTTTTCAAGAGTAGTACATACCACATTGGTGATAGTACCGTTAAGTGAATCACTGATAGGAATGCCAACACTGTCGGCCATCTTATTAGTTTTATCATCAATCTCTGCCATGATTTTCCCTTTGCTTTCAGCTAAGTAAACTTTACTTTCGGAGTTGTTAATAATACCACTACATCTAATGACATTTTTAATATCTTCAGCTCTTGTACCAAAAGAATAAATCGGTTTCAATTTAACAGATAATACTTCAGTTATATATCTTTCAATTATATCCGGTTTAACTACTTTCAGTTTGAAACTAGTAGTACCTTTATATGATAGAAAGGTTCCGTTGAAGTCCAGATTGGCTGTATCACCATCTGAAAATTGTTTAATTACATTAATCGACCTGTAGAGTTTGGTCAAGTCTTGAAAGCTGAATTCAGTATCTTCCTTGGCTGTTACAGTATTCGTTTCCAGGAATGCTCTTACAGTCTTACTTTCATTTATTGCACTGACCTTTGTTTTCTCTGGTCCTATCTCGAACTTACAACTTGGTACTATCTTAATAATAGATAGTAAGAAGTCATTAAATTGTTCAACATTATTAATCTTAATCTTGTTCATTCTTTTCCTTTATTTTAATAATCTTTGTCTATCTCATCAATAAGAGCGTCAACATCGATTTCTTCATCATCAATTACTACTGAGACTTCTGCTTTCTTAACTACTTTTTCAACCGATGGGAATTCCATTGGAATCTCATCAGGTTCTGCATCAGTACGAACAGGAGATGGAGTCATATCAACTGCTGGTCCCGGAGTAATTTCATCACCATCAACATCACATAAAACTTCATCGTTATAAAATTTAAGAATTTCTTCTTTAGTTGAGGATGTGTAGAACTCTTTATCAAATTCAAGCTCATCAACTAGTGGTTGAAGTTCTTTTTCTGTTGAACCAATATCACTTGGTTTTCTAGCGAAAGAATTATCATACTGATTCCAAGTATCTTTTCCAGATTTCTTTGAACCTACTGTGATAATAAGGTCGTAGCCGTCAGCCAGTTTAAAGGCGTCTGCTCCGATTGGATCCTCATTGACCATTGCTTGTGATTTCAAATCAATACCATAAATTTCTTTGTATAAAAATTCATTGATACCAACACCAAATCTTGCAATCTTTACAGTGTCATTGTTATCAGGATTTACAGGGTCATTTACAACATACACATAAGCGTAATTGTTTTTCTGAATTTTGAATTTGTCATACAGTTCTTTTGCTGACGCAGAACCCCCTTTATCATAGGCATCCCACCATGTAGAGTTTTGTCCACATGTTGCACATTTTTTATATCCAGCTTTACCATCTAAGTAA